ATCTTGCAGTCTTGCTTGTCTAGTTTCAAAGTCCAAATCCTTTGTAGGATCTGCATAACGTTGACTAAACTCTTGGAAACTAAAGCTTCGATGACGTAACAGTTGCCTTGCTATGTCTCTAGTAGTTTCAATCTCCAGACAAACACTAACCATCTCTAAAGGTGACCAATGTTTATTCTTGATAAGATATTTAACTAGCTTCTCAGAAGTTTCTTTGTTGTGTTGATTTTCCGGGTTAGATACCCGTGCACAAAAAGCAACCAACTGCGAAAACTCTTTTGGAAGACCGTAATCTACTAATAAAGGATCTACAGTTGGTTGCGAATATGATATAAGGTTCACATTCATAATGTTATTTAATTTACTCTGCTTTTATTAAAGTATATGCACCATAAGCTAGGCCAGCCCAAGCTACCCATTTTATTAGTCCACCAGTTAAAAGAACCATAGCACAGACAACTACAATAGTTATTCCATCCCATGAGGTTCTTTCTCCAAGTCGTGATACGACCCAGTCTTTGCACTTAGTTAAATATGACATATTATTTCCTCTGTTTATATTTTAAATTCGGCATAAGGATCGTTTGACTCTCCCTCACCAAATTTGTTTATTGCTTTATCAGGCACAGTATCAGACATAATATCTGTCTGTGCTGATTCCTCTACATCGTAAAGTTTCATGCGGGAACGATCTATACCAATTACAAAACGCTTGTATTTGGTTGGATCATTATAACGATTTTTCAATTGCTTTACCAGCATCTGTCCGAGATCTTCTAGTTCCTCCGTTGAAATAAGAGCGAACATAAGATCTGCCGTGGCCGGTAGACCAAATGATTCAGAAGTATCCTCTAATCCAACATCAGTATTACTATAGCCAGATCTAGTCGTTTGCGTTGCACTCACGATGGGGACATTAAACTCAACCGCTAAACCTCGTAGCTCTTCAGCTATTGATTTAACATATGAATAAGTATTTATACTTCCCCCGAGTCCACGCACCCTCGCGGACGCGCATATATTGATATAATCAACATAAATTATATCGGGTATGAAATTCTTCTTCAACTTTAATTCGTTGAGTAGAGCTCTAAAGTGTCCTGTATGGGCGCCGCCCGTTGGATACTCTTTAACTATAAGTTTCCCTATAGAGGTCTTTGCTATCGTTTGGATCTTGTTATCGAATACATTTTTCGGAAGTGTTTCCAATTGTTGTATAGGTAGATCCATAAGATTCGCATCGATTCTTTCTGCTATTCTTTCTTCAGCCATTTCTAAAGAAATATAAAGAACATTCTTTCCTAGTTCTAGATTGGCTGCTGCAGTATGACACATGAAAAGAGATTTACCTACACCTGTACCTGCCATGCAGATATTCAAGGTTTTATTTGGTAAACCGCCTTTTGTAATTTTGTTAAAATAATCTAAATCCCACGGGATTCTAGATTCCTTGGAATTATAAAATTCAAATCTATCCTCACTATTGTCTATATAATCGTGTCCAATATTAGGATCAAAATTAACACCAAGAGCGCTTTGGAGAATTCCTGGAATAGATCCTTCTGTTCTTGTGTCGTTAAGTTTCTTGGATTTTCCGTCGATGATTTGGATTGATTCCATAATCGCATTATATACAGCACGATCTCTACACCATTTTTCTGTTTCTATGACCAGATATTCTTGTTCAATATCACTTCTAGATTTACATTCATTAATACATTCTGATGCATTAATTCTAACATCATCAGGTGCTTGAACTTTTTTAAGTTCTAATTCTAATATCTTACTGGTAGGCATTTTGTTATGTTTGTTAACAAAATCTACAATGAGATCAAACACTACGCGATGTGAGTGTTCAAAGTAATCTGATTTTAGATAGGGTATTACTCTACGTAAATACTCTTCATCATTAATCAGATGACTTAATACGTGCGTTTGTATTTGATTTGTTATGTCCAATTGTTCCAATCACCTCTCCTTCTTCTAGTGATTCTTCTATTATATTTTGAAGTACCCCACCGATGTAATTTCTAAAATTTATATCACCAATAAGCTCAGATTCTTCGAATTGTCCTGACTCTTGTATATCATAGGTAAATGCTAAAGTTGCAAGATCCAATTCTGGGCTCTCTTTTATTGAGACTTTCCCATATATGTATACGACGTTTTTCCACTTACCAGTAAGAAGTTTGACCCCATAGAATTCTACATTAGGAGATTCTACAAGCTGATAATCATTACTGGTGATCTCAATCTTCATTTAATATTTCCAGTTCTATTTCTTTTAACTCTAGAAGAGGCTTATGCCCTATCTGATAATGACCTTTGATAAATTTTTTGAAATCCGTCCCATCAAATATTGGCGTCCAAAAAGATTCTGAAAGCGTATCTTTCTCTCTAACTTTCGGGTCGACCAATTCTCCAGTAGTTTTATCAACTCTGCAGTACCAACCAATAGAAGGCTTAGCAACATAGCCACCAGCAAGAGCAACATCCAGTAAACCGCTGTAACGCTCAATGCCACCTTCCCAGCTAACGCTAATAGGAACTTTAGACTTTTCCCTGACAAACCTTGATTTTTCAACATTAATGACAAAATTATATCCTCTTATTTCTGTTCCCACTTTCTTTTGCTGTCTTCCTATAATCCATATATTATCGGCAGAATAATAAATACCCGTACCCCCGGAAACAATTGCTTTTGGAAACAATCCTATCTCTTGATAGGTATGATTAACTGCTAAAAGAGAAATACTCTTCATGGTTAAATATGGTGTAACCATTCTAAATAACCCTTTTAACGCCTTAGCCCTTGTCATATCAGCTACAGATTTTTCATTGAGTGTATCATCTAGCTCTTTCTTCGAAGCTAGATTACCAATTGAATCTATAACTATTATAACTCTATCTCCTCTCTCCAGACTTTCTAATTGATTAACTAGATCGAACTTTAATTGTTCTACGTCTGTGATTGGAGTGTGTAATACTCTTGATAAATCAATATCAAATGATTCGAAGAATCTTTGTGGGGCTCCAAATTCTGAATCATAAAATAATAACACTGCATCATCATACTTCTTTAAGTAATCTCTTGCTATAAGAAGAGCAAATGATGTTTTAAAATGCTTACTTGGTCCTGCTAGAACAGTAAGTCCTGGAGATAAACCACCATCTAGGTCTCCAGATAAAGCTGCGTTTATCATTGGAACTGAAGTGGTTACAACCTCTTGATCTTTAAAGAATATTGAATCAATCAAAACATCTGTTGTTTTAATCTTGCTATTCTTTTTAAGTTTATCCATTATTCCCATTAGTATATTCTCCATTTTTTTGAGGACCTAATTGCATAGAAGCTTCTTTTTTTCGCCATCTTGCTATTCCTTCTGCTTTTTTTCTATTTCTTTTTTGACAAGGTTTTTCATAAAATTCTCTACGACTAACCTCTTGTATAATTCCAGCACGTTCTACTGCTTTTTTGAATTTGCGCATTGCAATATCAAATGGCATAGGTCGTGATGGGCGTTTATCTTTTGGGTGCCTCTTTCGAGGTCTTAAATCAACTGACGGCATTATTTTTCTCCATAGTATATCTATTATACCACACTTTTGTGCATTTGTAAACCATTAATTCATTAATGTTGTAATTAGGATCAAACGAAGTCATATGTTATTCCTGCTTCATCAAACATTGTGTGAGTTTCTAGAATTGACACTTTCCATCTATCTGGACCATCAGTTCCATTCTTAGGAATTACCACTCGAGTAATTCCAACTTGTATTATTCCCTTTGCACACTCGTTACATACGGGAAGTCCGTAAACGTACAACGTGCTATCATCAAGTTTAGCTCCATTGTATCCCGCATTGTATATGCAATTCATTTCTGCGTGGACTACATATGAATATTTAACCTGCCTATTTTCTAGTCGTTCTTTTGGTTCTAATACACCCCTAGGGAATCCATTATACCCTTGCGCGAGCACCTGCCCGCGCTCGCCTATCGCGACCGCGCCTACGCCCGTACTAGGGTCTTT